AAGAGGACGTGTATAAAAACTACATAACATCCAAGGTTACACCTGATGATGTAGAGAATTTCTTTCGCAAGACACTATGTCATGTGAAGACACGCAGTAAACAAGACAAGCACAACGACAAGCGCTTGGAAGAACTGCTTAAACTATATGATGTTGAGGCAGATAATTTAGGCCAGAACAAGTGGGCTTTGTATAACACCATGACCTACTGGGCTACCCATACTGGTCAAACCAAATCACCTGAGAACACACGGCGTATCCGTGAGAATGAAATCGCAGTAGCAATAGAAAACATGAGGTTCCTATGATTGATCTATCAGCACACAGAATAGTTAAGATCACTGCTCAACGTAATTGGTACAGCTCGTGCCAAGTTGTCGAGCTAAAGATTACTAACGATGAAGGCCAAGATTTCAAGGCTTCATTGTTCAGCAATGATACAGTGATGCCAATGAAAATAGAATGGATTGATGGAAGGGATTACCGCGATGAAGTTAAGTAGAAAACACTTTGAATTTATTGCTGATAACATGGGGGCCACCGCAACGTGGCCCACTCAGATAGAGGCATGGGCTGATGCCCTAGAAAAAACTAATCCAAAGTTTAACCGTGAGAAATTTGTTGACCGAGCGGTCTTAGCATGGGAGAAAAACTATTCCGTATCGGAGATTGATGATGAGATTAGGTATTAAAAAAGGAAGCGGTTCAGTCCCTATGCTGTACTGCAAAACCTGTGATGGAGAGAAGGAGATACAAGTTGAATATGGCGTTGAAGACTATGTCAATGGAGGATACCTTGCCCTTAGATGGGTCGAGTGCGAAGATTGCAACGGCAGTGGTGTTGCTGAAGCGCAGCAAGAAACAGAAACAAATTCTTATTTCAATTAAGTTACTCAAAATGCGTGGTGAAATTGTAACCAACGCTAGGGTTGGAGAGATGTGCAAGATGCACCACCCTAGATGCCGCGCATTAATCTTTCAGCTTGAAGAAAAAGGATGCGTTGCAACGGTATCTAAGTATGCAGAGAGCCGATCAGCTACCGAGTTTTATCTAACACCACTAGGTGAAGAGATGCTTAGGCTAGCAATAGCTTGACAATCACTGCATTAGTGCAGATATTGCAAGCATGAAAAGCTATTATGAAATACTTATAAACACAGCCAAGGATGCTGACGTGTCCTTGGCTCAAGCCTTTGGCTTTGGTGGTGTGCCATCGTCAACTTACTATCGAACCCTTCATGGTGCAGAGCTGCGCTTTGAAACTGCTGAGAAGGTGATGAAAGCAATTGAGAAACTTTCCGCATTACAAAGACACCGTGCCAATCTCGCCGACATACGCAAGAATGGTGGCAACCCTCGCAAATTTGCGAAATGAACAGGGTGTATCACAAGAAGAACTCGCGCATAGAATCGGATGCGCTAGCTCACTCGTCCACAAGTGGGAACAATTCAAACGTGTTCCCTCTGGCTTCATGTTTGTGTGCTGGTTAGATGCGCTCGAAGCTGAAGTACAGATTACAAGAACACAAATCCAAGTGTGATGCTTGTAATAAAATGGTAGACAACTTCGTCTGCTTCTTGGTTGATATTAATCCAGATAAACATAACACAGTCTGCATGGACTGTTATGAGGACAACACATGGCAAACAAGAATAGCAGCAAAGGAACCTACCATGAGAAGTGGTTCGTCTCGTGGCTCAATTCAATCGGAGTTAAGGCGAAGAGACAACCGCTTAGTGGAATCTTGGGAGGAGAGTATAGCGGCGACATCCGCCTCGAACTCAACGGACATTCCTTGGTAGGTGAGGTTAAGTACCGTGACCTATCTGGATTCCCTAGCCCCTTTACTGTCCTAACTAAGAGGGACATTGCGTTCTATAAAAGACGGAGAGGAACTCCGCAAACTTTAGTTATAATGTCAGGCGAACTGTTTGAAAAATTAATGGAGAACAAAGATGAAATCACAGAACATAAAAATATTGAACCATCTTAAATCAGGTAAAGCTTTAACCCCCCTTGATGCACTCATAGAGTTTAGTTCCTTTAGACTAGGCGCTCGCATCTATGATTTACGCAGCAAGGGCTGGCCAATTCATAAAGACATGATTGATATTGGTGAGAATCGTAGAGTAGCACGGTATTCTATTACCGCTGCCAAAGAATACTGGCCTGATTATAGTGGCCCAGTAACATCCTATGAATTAAAACACGGATACTAATATGTCCTTATCCCACATTGCGTGGGCAATGGATCAGAGCCTTGGCGATCCACTCGCCAAGCTACTGCTCATTTGCCTAGCCGATAGAGCTAACAAAGAAACTGGTCAGTGCTGGCCTAGCTTGGCACGACTATGCAAAGATACTGATATGAGCCACGCCTCGGTGGCTCGTAAACTACTGATGCTAGAAGAACGTGGCCTCATTAAACGTGACCAACGTGACAACACATCTACCCTCTACACCATGTCTCCTACAGAGACTAGCCTATCTCCCACAGAGACACCCCCCTGTCTCCCTGAGAGACACAAACCAGTAAGTAATAACCTAGAAGATAAACCTACTACTAATATATTACTCTCTACGTTCGAAGATTTCTGGGAGATATACCCCAAGAAGATTGGCAAGGGTCAGGCTAGGGCTGCGTACAATGGCGCAATGAAGAAGGTAACGCCTGATGAATTGATTGCCGCATTGAAACGATACGTTGCCTACTCTGCACCTAAAGAAAAACAGTTCACACCTAACCCAGCAACGTGGCTGAACGGTGAGCGATGGGGTGATGAGGATTTAAATACCTCTAGCAGCGCCTCACTGGCACCCTACAGCCCCGCTAGGCAACCTTACCAGCCCAACACCCATGAATTAATTGCAGGGCGTATACGGCGCGGAGAATCATTCGATGGATCATGGCTGCGTGAGCCAAGGCGATCTGAATTATTATCTAAGACTGACATAACCGATGCAGAACTCAGCAGATACCAATAGCCTCAATCATTATGCTTGCCATTGCTGCATCAATGCAGTAGTCTTAACAAAAATAAGGGAGAACAAAATGAACAGACAAGGATTCCTTGGCGGTAGCGATATGGTTCGGATCATCAATGGTGATTGGCACAAGCTATGGCTTGAGAAAACTGGGCGCGTTGAGCCTGACAATCTTGACCATGTATTCCCAGTACAGCTTGGCATACTCACCGAAGACTTTAATCTGAATTGGTTTGCCAAGGGCAACAGTATGAACTTGGTTCATAAGCAAAAGAAGTTTGAGTCTAACCTAGCTGGCATGGTACTGCGCGGTACGATTGATGCCGCAGTCTATACCTCTAACAACTATGCAATCGTTGAGGCCAAGCACACCTATGATTACAACACCATGAACGCACAGCTTGAGCGCTATATGCCACAGCTACAGTTCTATATCTATGTGGCTAATGCTAACGGTGCTTACTTCTCTAACATCTTTGGCAACCGTAGGCATGAGTCGGTCTATGTCTCAAGAGACAACGACTTCATTGATAAGATGCTAGACCATGCAAAAATATTCTGGCAAGCAGTGGTCGATGATGAAGCGCCAGCGTTTAATCAAACGATTGATATGCCAGACTTAGATAAGATTAAGATCGACGACATGGTAAAGCGTAATGCTAATCAAGACAATCATTTCATTAGCGTAGCGAGAGATTACGTTGAGTCTATAGATGCAGCCAAGACCAATGAGCTTGCAAAGAAAAGCCTCAAGGAAATGATTAGTGAGGATGAGCGTGAAGTTTACTGCGACTTCCTCACAGTCAAGCGCAGCAAGTCTGGATCACTGCGTATCACAACAAAAAAGGAGAGCGACGATGAGTGACAAGCTAGACCTATGGAACAGAGTATCCAAGTCTGACCCTAAGTATCTAAAGAAGGTCAGCCTTGGTTCACGTTCCTTCACTGCCATTGACCCACAGTATCAGGTCAAGTCAGCAACCGCAGAGTTTGGCCCAGTCGGTGATGGCTGGGGCTGGCATAGCAACATGGAGTATGTCCACTTTAGCAACGGAGACTGCGCTGTCTTAGCTCATGTCTCGGTGTGGCACGGTACGCCAGCAAATACATTCGGCCCCTTCTCTGGATGCCGTAAGTTCTTTGACTCAGTTAAGGGCCGCACCGCAGAGGATGCACCCAAGATGGCAGTCACCGATGGATTGACCAAGGCACTATCTCACCTTGGGTTCAATGCCGATGTGTTCTTAGGAGAGCATGACGGCAGCAAGTATGCCGCTGACTCAGGAGGGAAACCTAATGAAGGCGGTTGGTAATTTCATCCCTAACACAGGAGCCAGAAGCATGGCAAACGACCACGACAACGCTAACAAAGGCGCAGCCTTCCCACCTTTCCCGACTCAATCACTGATCTTGCAAGGCAAGATTAATGTTCAGAACAATGACGAGAAGCTAGTGCTGGTTAAAGATCAGACACGCGATGGCAAATCAATCATCGAAGTTTATCAGAAGGTTGGCGTTCTCTTTGTTAACGACAAGAAACAAACTGAGAATGCACCAGATTATTCTGGGCCTTACCTCAATGACATGAGGATGGCAGCTTGGAAACGTATGAAAGATGGCAAGCCATACATGACCTTTGCCGTTGACCAAAAGCGCACTGATCCCAGTGAGCCAAGGCCAATGAGCCAGCGTGTAAATACAGACTTGCAAAACGATGACGTTCCGTTCTAGTATGCAGGGGAACATTCTTGTTCTCCTCCCTGAGTATCTGCCTGATACACAACTGACTGGGCTTCGGCCCAGTCTTTTCTTTGGAGGAATAAAATGTCGATCCGTGAAACAATACTTAAAGACGCAATCGGTTTAACAACTGGTGAGCGCGAGGCTACCTATGGCCCTGTTGAAAACAATCTAGATAATTGCGCTGCGTTAGTTACCACTTACTTAGAATGTAAGTATGGCACTGACTCGCCGACATTAACCAGCGAGGACATCGCTTGGGTTATGGTTATAGTTAAGATGGTGCGTACATTCCACCCTGATATGCACGAAGATAACTATGTAGATGCAGCAGCATACGCGGCCATTGCCGCGCAGTGCAGAGTGTATGAGGACTGCTAATGTTTTGGACAGTCCTTATCATTCACTACTCAATGGAATCTTTAGGCATCACAACGCTAACGCACATTGCCTACAGCACTGAGAAAAAATGTAGCAGTGCAATGTCCCCAATGCTAAAGGTTGTTCAACGTGAATACCCTAACGCTTGGGCGCAATGTGAACCAACATCGACACCAACTCTTCGTCCTAAACCTAGACCAGCGGAGTTAATGAAATGAACAAAGAAATCATTGAGGAATACAATCGCATGAAGAAAGAGCGCGACGATCTCTACGTTCGTTCTCTTAATCTAAAGATAGGAAGTGGGTTTCGCATGGTGCGTGATGAACTCCACGCCAAGGAAGCTAACATAAAAAAATATATGTGGGTTCATGGATTGACTGACGATTTTGTCCATGATTTATAAGTCATGGGGGCGGTTCAATTTTCACAATATGGATAAATGTTTTCATTGTGGTTGAGTGCTAACCGAATGCGCCACATTCTAAGCCCGTCCCCACCATTACGCCATCTTAACAGCAGCGTTGAACGTCTCGTCATTACGGCGTGACCATCCACGACCAAAGGTTTCAAAGGTAGCTAGGTTCTCATAGAAACTTTGACGAGCATCGTATAACTTTTCAATCAAAGTCTTTGAATCAAAGTTAGCAATGGCGCGTAGTGTCTGAGGCCCTACCCCACCGTCAGGCTTAACACCAACGATTCTTTGCAGCGCCTTAACTGGACGAGACATCCCAGAGTTAACACCCCAATCAAACACTGCCCAGTCTAAGCCACTGGGAAGGTCATCACAGCGCGCCTTGTCCCAGTAGCTATCCTTGTATAGCGGAGCTACGTCAGGCACGGTCAGCGCCCTCATCTCGGCCTCTGTGACACTACGACCAACGTGTTGTTCATAAGTAGCACGAGTAACACCAAGATTGGTCATACCTCCTGGGTCTTTAGGATGATTAACAAAGCCACCTTCATGTTGAAGCAGCATATCTAAGCAGTGATCGAAGTTCTTTTTCATTTTGTTACCTTCTGTACTTTCTCGTATGACCTCAAACCACCAAGGCCAAGCATCCCTAACAAGATCGGCATAAGGTCAGCAGTCCCAACTTCTGGGAGTGGAGGCAGATCAACGCCAAAGACTAACAAAAAGAAGACAAGAAAAGGCTGCAAGATAAACGACCAGAATAATGCTAATCCACATATCCATCCTATACTCGGGCGCCACCCCCCCTTAAAGAGTGAGCCGCTGGACGCCTCAGCCTTGTTGACTTCAAGCTGTGCCAGCGCTTGTTCCGAAGCTATTTTCTCAGACATGGTTGCAAGTTCGTGTGCTAATTCAGCAGCCTTGTCCTTGTCTTGAATAAATTTTCCAGCAAGTTCAGTTGCTGGGCCGATTAAATTATTAAGTAATCCCATTAACTTTTCCCCATGTTTGTGAAGCCATAGTAAGAGGCAACGATAGCAGCAATGGAAACATAATAGATGTTACTCATGCTGGATAATAAGTTACTGGCATTAGATAACTGCATCCACTCAGTGAACACTACACCGAATGGAAACACCAACATACCAGTGAGAGAAAACCATGCCATCTTGCGCTGGCTATCCCGCTTCTGATCAGCGTCAATCATCTTGCGCCGCATATCATCTAGCATAATCGCCCGTTCCTCTGGGTCAATCTTGCCGTTGCCATTGAAATCATATTCTTCATTCATGCTTTATGTGTCCATGCAAACCAGAATAAAAACGCAGCCAAACCTACAGCGGTAGTGCTAAACAATACAAACAAAGTAATGCTGATAATCTTTTCAATCATAGCAGCTTTACGATGCTCATGATCGGCGCGTTCTTTCCTAACCTTGGCCTCAATGTTTAAGAACTCAATCCACTTATTCTCGCCGCCAGTTAATCTAATGTAAGTACGAAGCTCGTCCCTCATTGCAGCAGCTTGCTGCTTTGCAGCATAGATTTCTATGGCTTCAGACTGAGCAGAGCCACTCATTGATTTATACCAAGGTGGGCTTGCAGCTTTGTTGGCAATGAAATCAAGGTCGGCTACTGCGGTAGCCCATGATCCAAGCTGCGACCCCATCGCTGTGATATCTTTGCCAACCTCTATGCCCTTCTTTAGTGCATTGAAGGCAGTAGTAGCGGCAGCTATGAGGGTAAACGGATCTATGTCATCTCTCCACGAATAGCGTCTTGTCGCACGGATCGCCGTATGGAACGTAAGCCCTATCTTTTCCAGCGCTCACAAAGTAAGGGCAGCGGTAGTGACAAGCAGTGTATAGTTTAGCTGGCCAGAACAT